AAATAGTTGCTTCAACCATGCCGTCCATGCTTGAACTTACACTGAATCCTGTGATAATTATTTCACCTGTAAATTTGTGTGAAGTATTATCTAGGAACAGTTCAATTGTGTATGGACTTGTGCCAACATTCTGTAGGTTTGGATTCAATCCAATGATTTCTCCACTACCATCTGTTGGGAATTCTGCTTCATCAAAAAAGATGTCTGCAGAACCTGAGAATGAACTTAAACCTTTTACATAGGTTCTTGTGTCATTTGTCATAGTTGTTGTTTCAATAGTATCACTTGTGATATCTAATGTGAAAGTTCTCACGGCGGCGATAGCTGTTGGTGAATTACCATCATCATCTATCTTGAGAACGCCGTTATTACCAGTTAATATAGCCATATTAGTCTCCTTGTTCTATAGCGTTTTCAACGGACGCTTCAATTGCGGCGGGCGTCTCATCCACCGTTTCACTTTCATCATTGTCAATGACTTCAGTAAATTCTTTTTTTGCCTTTTTAGTTGGTTTGAGTGCGGCACGCACAGGAGATGCAGGCGTGTCTACCTCTTCCCAACCTTTTGTTTTGTAGAACGGCACTAAATCTTCATTGTAAACATCTTTTGTGCTGTTCCCTTTTTTCATTACAATCATTTGTTTCTCCTATGCTGTCCCTCTGGTGAAATAGTATGTTATTTCATATGTCATTGTGAACTCTGCCAAAGGTGACAATCTTTCCACAACATCCACTTGGATGATTTGTGAATTCTGGACAACGCTGGTTTCTTTGCCTCTATATCTGTCAGCGTCTAATTTTTCTTCTATTGCTTCTATTAGTTCATTGCGTTTTTTGTCTAGTTCTGTGCCTCTTACAAACCCTCTCAATAGGTATTGTATTGTGCCACGACGAACACCAGATGTGTGCATAGTTTCTGTGTCACGCTCTTCTGATCCTGTTTGAACTAATATTGCTGGAAATTGTGTAATTGCTAATTTTTCTACATCAAAAGGTTCCCTAGTCACTAACACAGGACGAGGATACCTTATGTCTTGTAGTATTTCTACAATTGAATCTGCTAAATCGTTGCGAATACTTGCCATTGCCTACCTCTTAAGGCGTAGGAAATGTGTCGCTTGTTTTTCATCGTCTTGAACTGTTCCTGATGAATCCATGTCGTATTCTACACCGTCTCTTAAAACTAAATCAAATTCACGCTCATATTCTGTTCTATAGAACTCCATCTTTCTTTCAAAGACATCTAAGTCTGGTTCAAAGCGTGATAGTTTAGGATAGATATGAAACCCTAGTGCATGGTATACACAAGCTCTTGTCAATTGACTTGCTGTGTATAAATCTTCATCTGGTTCTTGCTCGCCACCAGTCAAGAATTTTACATCGTATAGTCCAATCATTTGAGTGGGCCACCACTTGATTCTCAAGTCGCGAAATACATCATTCTGTGCTTTGGTGAGTTCAGCATCAAAGTCTGCGATGCCGTAATTTAAGATATCTGGTTCGTATTCAGTGACGTCAGATATGTTTGCGAGTGTTATTGCCATGAGTCCTGCTCCAATTTCTGGTAGAGTCCTTCTCTATCCAGTAGTATTTATTCGTTATAAAGAAATAGGGCATCAAAGACGCCCTATTCCATGTTCTTAGCTAATCAATATTAGATTACTGCTGTTGCGTCTGATTGAATTGCAACACCGTATTGATCAAATAGTTCGCTTGTTCCGTAAGCCATTGAACCTACGATTTCAAGTGAACGCTTAGATGCATTACGCTCTGTTTCAATTCTCATTGCTCTCTTAACCATGTAGCCAAGAGCGTCCTGAGTCATTACAGCACCAAAGTATGATCCTGCACTGTCAGCACCGTCTACTACATTTGATTCAAAGATATCAACACCAGCGATTCTTCCTAGGAAGCCATCTCTTAATGCCTGATTACCTACATCACTTAATGCGTGTGACATAGTTGCACCATTGTTTGTTAATTGTGCTTTGATGTCATATGCTTGATATGGGTGTAGCACACAAACAAATCCACCGTTTTGGTTTGCATTGTTTGCTCTTAGTGTAGCCGCCGCTTTGAAGATATCTTCAACAGTCACAGCCGCACCTGATTTGTCAACAACATTAGAGAAACCTGAGAATAGGCTTGCTAAATCTGTGTCAACTTTTTCAGCCATAGCCGCACCAATTTGGCGTCCAATAGCCGCCGCTACATCTTCACTTGCAGACTCAGCCGCTAAATCAGTTAGTTCAACCATAACACCTACTTCACTTGCAGTGATAGTTTTAGATGTTGTGTTGAACGCTGTGTTAGTTAAGTCTGTGCCATCTGCAACAGCCGCCGCCGCTACTGACGGATAGATTGGAACCTGTGCTGTTAAGCCAGGTGTTCCGCTCATGTCGTAATTTCTTACTAATGGACGGATAACAGTTTGTTCATTTAGTGTGAATAGTGCAGATTGCACGATGTTAGCATACAGCTCTGACAACACACTGGAAGTTGCTTCGTTTGCCATGTTATGTCTCCTTTATTATAGCAATTATAGCCTCACACCTTTTGCTTTCATTATCTCACGATATTGTTCGCGGTGTGCCGCATTGTTCATATCTAATTTAGATATGTCGTTGTCTACCACAGGAGTTTGTTTACCTACACCTTGTCCAGTTCCAGAACCTGTTGGTCCTGCTGATACAAAATGTGGATTCTCTGCAAGAAATGTTTTTACCAAGTTGTTAGGTGTTAATGGATTACCATTATCATCATAACGCACTTGTCCGTTTGCGTCTACAACATCAACTCCGCCTGCTTCATTTAGACGAACTTGACTTTTCAACAAAGCCACAACCTGTTGAGGATTGATTGCTTTGTTTGCACTGGCTTCGTTTAAGAGTGTGCCATCTACCTTGATTGAGTGTAGTTCAGTTTGATATTGGTTAATTTTAGAATTAAACTTTTCAGCTTGTTCCTTCAATAACTTCTCATACTCACCACGCTGTTCAAGATCCTGTTGGCGTGCCGCCTCTTGTTTCTCTACCAGTTCGTTGTAAAGATTCAAGTCAACATTTGAATATTTCTTTTCAAATTTTGCCTTTTCTCTTTGAACCCTTTCTGCCACTATGCGATTAACTTCGTCTTGTGATAGAAGGTTTTCTTGCTTCGTTTCCTGTGTCGTTGCCTGCTGTTCTTGTGGAGATGCAGTTGTCTCCGTATCGTTTACCGCTGTTTCTGCGTCCATAAAAATTACCTCTTTCTTTTGAGTTGAGTTCTACTCCCTGCCCTCTTAGACAGTATATGCTTATTTATAATACATAGCATAGATTCGCACATAAATGGCGATTAAATGCTATTTTTTCTTGCGTCCACCACGCATAGAATTTTTCTTCTTTTTCTTACCACCGCGTTTTGCCATGATACCCTCCTTTGTTATTCATCCTCGTCAATGCCAGCCCATGACGGATGTTCCCAATAACCATAGGCTTGTGTTTTGCTTTGTTCAAGGATTTCTTTGCGTCTTTTACGACACAAATGCCATAGTTCAAGCAGATTGTTTCTTGCTCTTACACCTGCTCTTTTTGAATGTTTGGTTTCAAATCTGTGTATGTTGTCATTATACTCTGTCAACACTTCTCTAATTCTAGCTTCAGTGCCTTCAATGTAATATGGTATGTCAGCGACATATCTACCCATCTGTTGTCCCAAACATTGTTGCTAACTCAGGATGTAGTTCTAGTATTTGTTCATTGGTATAACCCTGCGATACCATGTCACGCATATGTTGAACTAGATCCTGAGTGTTTGTGATAGGTGTATGCACCATATCTGTTTGCAACGCCCCCACGCTCTGCTCTTCGTAAGGTTCTTCAAAAATTGTTTCATAGATTTTAGCATCAATTTGTTTTATGATGTTAGGATCTGCAATGGCACTGTCTTTTGCCATTTTCAACATTTGAATATCATTTACTTTGTCTTGTATTGAGAAACTTCTTGGATATTCTACAGTGCCTTGCCATACTTCACCTTGATACATTGCCCAACAACGCCAAATTTGTTCTTCAGCATGTTCTAGGTTCATTGCAAAGTCTGCAAGTTTTGCGTTTAGCATTTGGAATTCAGTTTGTAAACCAATACCTGATAATCTTCTACTTTCAATTGAACGAATACCACCTAGGCAAGCCATTCTGTCTATGCTGTCAACTTTTCTTTCTAGTGTTTGTAGCACACTTTCAATACTTGCTCCATCAGGTTGTAGCAAGTAAGGTTTTAGTCCTGGGTCCATGCCTTGTGGTAATTGCACAATAGATCCTGCGCCTGCACTTGCTTCTGTGTCAACAGTTTTTACCAAGCTAGGATGATTGGTTAGTCTTACAATTTGTTCAATCTCTGAATTAAATTCATACAATTCTTTTTGTATGTCTGCGATGTCACCCATTGGTGAAACACCTATGCCTCTTATGTTGCTTCTTTGTGCATACACACATACGGCAGGAACTTTGCCAAGTGTGTTGGGCATTGAATATTCTAAGTCACCAGTTTTTTCATCACCATCAATCATGTAAACATTGATTTCATCTGGTGTGTATTCTCTCACATACTGTTTGTCATCAATAATTTCTTCTTTGACTTTTAGGTATGTTAGAGTGTAAGCACCATTTGCACTTCTTTGGTATTTCCAATCCA